TTTTAAAATACTCAACGTCCTTAAGTTCGCCAAGGTTCTGGCCACCAGGAAGAGTTGTGATTTCTGTACCACGACCACCTTCTCTACGAGGTAACCAAAAGTCTTCAAGCATACTCATATGCTTTTTGTCATCACGAATTTCTCCGGTAGCGGAATCGTAAACAAGTTTATTACGGTATCTTGCCATAACATCACGTAGGTATTGCTCTGCTTTTACTTTTGGCAGGTTGCCTACGTCAATGTAAAAAATTCTACGCTCTGGAGCACGAGACAATCTGTAGATAACCAGAGAATCTTCAATCATTCTCAATTGGTTAAGTGACTTGATTGACTTGTGTAGAAAACTAATTACAATTTTTTTGTTGGTATCTTTTAGTCCAGAATCGCAATATGCTACAGAATCTGCCGAGATTTTGATTCCTTGGCTTGTCGCATAGTTATAAGATCCCGCTGTGCTAGGAACATTGGCTACGCCAAAACCATTAGGATTGTAGATATAGTATTCGATGTAATCGCCCCAATCAAATTCTAAAGCAGAACCTCTTTGCTCTTGCCTTTCAGATTCTTTCTTGTCAATTTTGTGGCGAATTTTTTTAATTTTTAGTGGGTCAATATAGCGTAATTCTAAAATACCTTTTTTAGGATTATCTAAATCAACCACTTTATGATAATACATACGTCCATCAATATACCAGTTACGGATAATCTGATGGGAATGCTTGTCAAATTTTAGCATTCTAAGAATTGTTTTAAATTCTTGTCTAATTTTAGTTTTTATGTTATCACCAATATCTAAATTAGATAACTCAATTTCTACAGGAGAGTCATCTGCATCTGAAACTACAAACTCGTTTACAATTTCATCAATAGCTGTATCACACTCAGGGTGCAATGCCATACTACGATAACGTTGAATAAGTTCATACTCGTTTCTTGATGTACCTTCAACGTCAACATATGTGCCAAAATAGCCACCTGCTACAGTGGCTACGGCGTCATCTTGATTAGGAGGGATTGGGGATTGACCTTTCAATCCCTCCTTATTATTGATTTTAAAACCAAATAGTTGACTCATATTAAATTAATTAATTCGATACACTATTTATTAGAGTTCAATTTTCTTGTCTACGCCAGCAATTCCGGTAGCAGCACCACTAGTAATGTTGCTAGCAGTTGGTGTTGTAACGGTCCAATATGAATATTGGAATTCAACAGAAAATTCTGAGATTTGGTCATTGCTGTCATAACCCAAATCAATCTGTGAAACATTGGTTGGGAAGGCATGTTTTAGAGTATACTCTCTGAGAATAGTTCCTCTTTCGGAAGAATTCTTCTCAAGTTGCTTAACTCTAACTTCGGCCATGTAGCCGTCAGAATTATTTGGTCTGAACTTAGGAGCATTATTACCATTATGTGTATTCATGGCTTCTAACCATTGCTCAAAATAAGCACGAATCTTCATGTCCTTATCATTAAAGAATGTTGGGGTCCATGTGTCAAACGTTCTGTCTCCAGAAATTTTTACTGTTCTTCCTCTAAAAGGAACTTCAATAACACCAAGATTGGATGCAGGAAGAGCAGCAGACTTGCAAAGAAGATCAACTAAATCTTTGTCATCTCCAGTTGCTGATTGCTTTCCGCTACCTAAGTCAGCAGGCCATACGATGTCGATGGCGAACATATTAGGCTTAGTGCCTTGACCAATTTTAGAAATAAAATCGTTAATTTTCGTAGCCATTGTTTTTTACCTCGTTGTTTTGTTTGTGATTAATCAGCGACCAACTACTTCAGCAAACGAAACACCAGTCTTAGTAGCCGTTAAGGTTACGGTAATGTAGTTGATAGAACGGGTTGGCTTGATGTAAATTTCAGCAACAAACTCATTTCTATCAATAACATCTGGGGTATTGTTTGAGTCATCACAAACAACCAGGAAGTCGGTTACACCTCTTCTTGCCTGAATTTCACTCATGTAAGAATTAAGAGCACTAGCAAAAGATGCTCTTGTTGTTTCGTCATTCAGTTCAAATAGAACTTGCTTGGCAAGTCCTTCTGCTCTCTTCTGGACATTGAGGAATAAACGACGAACGTTAATTCTGTCAAAAGCACTTGGGGAAGCAAGAGCAGTTTTGTCACCAAATAGAGTTACGCCTGAACCAGGGAAAGAAACAATAGGATTGATTCTTGATTGGTAAAGCTCATCTCTATCGGCTTTATTTGGGTTATAGGCAAGCTTGACAGCATTGCGAAGTGAACCTCTGTTAACACCAGCAGGAGAATACCAATCATCTAGAGTGGCTGAAGTTGAAACACAGAGACCAGCAACGTCTCCGTTGCAAGGAATATAGCGGTACTTATCGTTGAAACGGTCGTAGAAATACTTATAACCGCTATCAAATACTCCATAAGATGTGGAAGCTAATCCATTAAAGAAATTAATTGTATTAACTTTTTGTTGTGCAGTTGTTAATGAACCGTTTGATCCAACTTGGTTTCCTTTGTGTGGAGATACGAAAGCAACACAGTCTTTTCTGGAAGCAGCGATGGAAAGAACTTTTGATGCTTTGGCCTTAGTATCTGACTCTAGAGCCATCGAACCGCCCATGAGTACAAAATCTACCGTGGTAAATTCTGTATCTAGATATAAATCGTAAGCAGAACCGATTTCAGCAGAATTATATTCGTAATCATCAGTACCACCATAAAGTGAATATGATGCTACTAGAGCTAAGTTAAATTTATCTCCAACTTCTAATTCGGTTGATTCTAATCCCCAACCATAATAGGAAGAACCACCGCCTGCATTATACTGAGTATATGGATGAGCACCAGTAAATACGTATGATGATTGTTCGTTAATTACCGTTCTGTAATATGTGTTAGCACTTTCGGTGCTTCTACCGTCAGAAAGTTTGGAAAGATAAGTGAATCTTTCAAGAATATTATTTGCTGAACCTGAAATAGCACCAGTTAGATCAATAACAACTACGTGTACTTCGTCCCATTCAATTCCTCTGGAAGAAGCATAGTCAGAAGTTCCTGGGCGAGGACCAACTGCAGATAACTTAATACCTGTGGTTTGACCCATTCCATAAGTGATTTCTGTATTGCTGTACCAATCAGCAACAGCAGTTACTGTGATAGCTGTATCGTTTACTGATGCAACCTGGAATGATACTGTACCACCAGTACCACCAATTAAAGCGGATGAAACTGTTAAAGTATCTCCAACAAGATATCCAGAACCGCCACCAGCTAATGTGACCGATACTGCACCACCTACAGGAGGATCTACTTGAGGATCAGCCGCATCGTTAGCGATAACTACATTAAAAGTAGCTCCTGAACCAGTACCGCCCGTGGCAGCAACACCATTATATGTTCCTGGAGTTCTAGCAACGTCTACACCACTTACATTATTGATTGTAGCAACTACACCAGTATCTGGATTATCTAGAGTATCGTTAGTAGTGATTAACTCAGAACCGCCAGTCAATAGGACAGTAGCTACGTTTGTTTGAGAATCCCAGTAAATTACTTCAGCGGTCTTTCCACTGGTAAATGTTAGGATAGTACCTTGCTGAACATCTGCTGGGTCCTGATTTAAGGTTACATATTGATCAGCACCTCTATCTACTACAGCAACTAGAAGTGAATTACCCCAGGTTCCTGCAGTTCTAGCAACAAAAGGTTCTGAAATAGAACCACCAGCAATCCAATCCTGGTCGTTCTTAACTAAGTAACCGCCATCGGTAGTAGCATTTTCTACGTTAGTAGCAGCACGAACTACAGCCAATCTACCGCCATAGTTTAAAAATTCTGAAGCAACGTACCAATCTTCGGCGTTAGCATCCGAAGGTTTGCCGAAAACATCAATTAGTTGCTTTTGGGAATTGATGTTTACAATTTCATCAATAGGGCCTTTTTGAAATGTAGAAGCAAATGCTGCGGTAATCTGCTGAGCACCAGTGATTACAGCATTTGATAGGTCACGCTCTTTAATTACAATACCAGGCGAGACTTGACTTGCCATTTTATTCTCCTCTCGGTTGTATCCAGTTTAAATCTAAAATTATTTATGAAAATCAGTAGTTCCACATGTACGAGACATCTTCTTGAGTGTCTCCATACCAAACACTACCATCATCAACAAAACCTTCATCACCTTCAAGACCAGTCGTAATGAAACCAAATGGAGACATATCTTGCTCGATCTGATTTTTCTGCTCTTCATAAATTCTTTTACGAACATCATTGTCCGTCATTTCCTTGAAATAATCTTGAACCGCTAACCAAGCAAAGATTACTAGACACATCACAAGGTCATCGTGAAATCCATCGTCAGCTTCAAAGGATTGCTTTTTCTGAATAAACGTAGTAAGCTCAGATATGATTTCATAATCCCTGAACATCAACTTGTCATCTTCAATTAGTTGCTTCAAGTTTTGACACCCAACCTTCTTTACGGTAATCGACATCTTGATTCCGAGTTGAGTCTTGTTTCCTGAAAAACCTTGCCCAACAATCTGACCAGCTCTACCTCGCATAGAGCACATAAGTACGTTTGGATATTCCAAATCGTAGTTAAGAATAGATGCTACCTGATCACCAACATCATTGACTTCGCATAGAACATATGCGTTGTTGTATGCTCTTGCAACATCATTAATAACGTTGGGAAAAAGCATTGGTTTAATTTCATTGTTTCTATATTTGGCAACAATTTTGTATGGAAGAGTTGTAATATCAAAAACAATGAATGCCGAATAGTCTCCTCCTATTCCTCGGGAAACGTCAGCAGTAATAATGTATTCTGATTTTTCATTTGGTTTTTCGTAGACATCCAATCCTTTACTTGAACTAATTGGAGTATCGAAAACAAGTGATCTTAACTTGGAAGCTGCGATAAGAGTATCAACCGATCCTAAGAATTCACACTCAAATTCCTGAGTAAACTGACGTTCCGAAGTGTTCTTAATCGTTTCTTCTTTCCACTTGGCATCACGACCAGGAACTTCGGACCAGTGAACTTCTGTCCAGATATAATTGTTTCGTTTGTTTTGAGCATCTACCCACAACTTATAGAAGTGGTTCATACCATATGGGGTAGAGATGATAATAACTTTCGTGCTTTTACCAGATGAAATAGTAGGATACACGGACGAGAAAAAGTCGTCAGCGATGTGGTTTGGAACGAACGCAAATTCGTCCAAAAAGATAATGTTGAATGACATTCCTCGGACAGCAGATGCTGAGGTTGACGCCGCCATAATCTTGGAACCATTCTCAAGTTCCATAGAACCTTTGTTCCATGAGATAACACCCTGCTGCAACCACTTAGGAAGATTCTCGTATGCTGTCTGTAATCTTCCTAATAGGTCACGAGCAGTCGAAGCTTTGTTTGCTAGAATACCAATGTTAGAGCTATCATTGAACAAAGCGTAATGAAGTAGATAGGAAACCACAACAGTTGATTTCCCTGTCTGTCTTGGTAGTTTAGCAATGTTAAATCTATTTTCGTGAAATCTTTTAACTAATTCCTTTTGAAATTCATACATCCTAAAAGGAATCAAACCTTCGTCAACTGAAACAATTTTTACATAGTTGACTGCAAAGTATACGGGATCTTCCTTACACTTTAGATATTCTGCGATTTGCTTTTTAGTCCACTGGTGGGGAACGTTCGCTTTTTTTAGAAGCGGATTCCCCAAATAAATCTGGTCATTACTCATTCAAAGCCCTCTTTATATCTTTATCAACAGCATCCATATTATTTAATCTGTTTTCCCACCCTTTACCATCGGTGGTTCCTCTACAGGGATTGATGCAAGTGTCATCACCAAACTTGTCACAAACCAAAGAAGCAAGTTCTGATTCGTTACCTTTCTTGTTTGTGCCAGTCCAGTAGTGCTGATTGTCTATCCATTGAGCACCACACTTTGGACACGTTTTGGTATTCATAGTTGTTACCTGTATAAGGTCAATAGTATATTTAGAATACTGTGTTCGTGGTGTTACAATCGTTACTTAAATTTTGTTAAGAAATCCTCACCCCTCGTGCTTGTTATCCATGTATGAAGCAACTGAATCCATGTAGTCAGCAGCAAGAGTTACCTTTGCTTGAACCCAACCAGGAACCTGCATCGTTGGTGATTGAATTGATGTCTTTAGACGATCACAGCAATGCTTGATTTCTTCAATTTGATTCATGATCATTGCGCCTTCATCATCAAGCTCTCTGCCCATTGCTACATCAATGTGGTCTTCAAATAAAGATTCTTTAATTTCCTTGTAAGTTTTTTTCATTTTTCCATTTCTCCATTGTTTTTTAAGTTTCTTTTCCATACTCAGTAAATGTTCATAATAATCTGGAAACTCCATGATGTGCTGTAAAGCAATACCATAAGCTTCTTCATGAGATGTGGTGTGCTCCCTTTCAACAGTGGAGCCAATCTCTGCCTGTCTTACGACATAATCAACAGAGACGCCATGTTTTTTAGCAATTTCTTTTTCAGATGGTACTCTTTTTTTCATATCACTCCTCCAGTAATAACATATCAAACGCAGCGGTATATCTGCCGTTGTTTGTTCTTGTAATTAAACGAACATCAATATCAGATTTTTCTGGAATACGAATTGGAAACTCAAATTCATATTCATATTGTCCACCAACACCAGCAACTTCAAATGAATGACCAATTCTAAAAGCTGTTTGGCCAAAATATCTAATAAACATATTGCCCGTTCCGTCAGCGGTTGCTTGAGCAGTGGCTACACCTTTATAAAGATAACCAGTTTTCCCAGCAGGAACTGTGTATATT